GTTAAAGACACACGGAGTTCCATTGGCTAGTGATCGTATTATTAAATTCTCCAGCGGATATTTAAAGGATCCGTGGATTGGAAATTGTGTAGCTATAGGACTATCTAGTGGATTCATTGAACCTCTAGAAGCAACTAGCCTACATCACGTTATTGTTACTACAGCTAGAATGGTTAAGCAGAATTGCCTAACTAACCAACAATGGGATCGGGATAATTTTAACAAACTTAGTGGCGAAATGTACGAAAATGCCTACGAATATATACGATTCTTTTACCATACCGGTCGCACAGATTCTCCCTTCTGGCAATATATGCACGACAGCACACCCGACTGGTTGACTAGTATGACAGAAAAAATGAAACATTCATTCCTTAGCGAGTTTGATATGGTTAGAAAAGACGTGATGTTTGATAGTACAAGTTTTGTAGCAGTAGCAGCAGGCCACAATATTTTTACCCCAGAAGGCTGTCAGCGATATTTAGACACTAGGGCATATTATGATCAAGCAAAAGCAGCGGCAGATAAAGTTCGAGAAATTAAAGCAGCCTATTACCACGAAGCAGTGGACCATAAACAGTGGATTGACTACGTACGAACACAGTTGTAACCTAGATCTTAATACTGTGTTTGACAATAAATACAGTAGAGACTGGGCAAACAACTATGCAGATAATATACAATTCATTAAGAACTAGACCAAAAGATACAGAATACCTTGCTTCTAGGACAGGATTCCGAGGCGAAATATTCTACGACATTGACACAAACAGTCTGCGGTTATATGACAGTGAGCAAGTTGGTGGATATGCATTAGCAAAAGCTGACTTAACTAATATTTCAAATACTGCGTTTGCTAATAAAGCAGTGGCCGCGGGACTAGTTAATGAAGCTGGAGACGTATACGGTCCCACAACTAGTACTAGCACAGCAATAACAAGATTTGCAGATACTAGTGGAAAGAATTTAAAAAACAGCACAGTAACTATCAGTGACGCTGGTGCAGTTGTTGCACCAAAAGCCGGAAGTGTAATTCCATTTTATTTTGCTGATCAAGCAGCGTTTCCAAGCGCAACAACCTACGAAGGTGCAATAGTTTTCAGCGCAGCTGATGACAGAATGTATGTTGCATCCAGCGGCCAATGGGTAGGGCAAGCAGGTACAGCAGACATTCCAGATGTTACTGATTTTATTACTGCACTTGATGTTCCTAGTATATTTTCTAATGTAGTAGTTGGTCCTGTAACGATTTCAGCAGCTACTACTACTGATACAGTGACATTTTTTAGCGGTGATGGAATAGCTATTACCGCTGATGCAGAAACAAATACAGTCACAGTTAGTGCTGTTAATAATCTAGGAAATTTAACAGTAAGTGCAACTACAATTGATTCAACTGACTCATCTGGTATTACATTTACTCCTGCAGTAACCTTTGAATCAGACCTAAATATTGAAAACGAATTAACAGTTCGTGGAATAGCCACAGCAGAAAAGTTTGTTACCAATTCAGTAGGTGTTCCAGAATTATACAGCCCAACAACATTAAATCTTGTTGCGGGCCAAGCAGTGGTATTATCTAACAGTGTATTACGATTAGGTAGATTTAATACAGCACAACGAGATGAATTAGTTGTACAAGAAGGCGATGTTATTTTTAATGTTAGCGCCAGCAAAGCACAGATATATGTAGGCGGAGTCTGGGAAAACCTGCATTAATATGAAAAAAGAATATATTGTTTGTCTAGCCGAAGGCATTGACTATGACGAATTTTGGAATGAAATGGAGACAACCACTACTGGTCATCCGTTTGTTCCCGAACACCGTGTTGACATTGTAAACAATCGAGACCTTAGCTTACGTAGTTGTCATTATTCTTTAACTGACGACGAAGCAAAACAATTAAGAAACGACCCTAGAGTAGTAGCAGTGGCGCTACCAGCACCGATAGACTTACGAGCATCGTCGGCAATACAGTACGGAAATTTCACAAGAGTTGTTGGTGGAAATGATCCAAGCTGGGTGAATTGGGGTTTGAGAAGATGTGCAATAGAATCTTTAGAAAGCACAATTGGCAATCAATTCCCGTACTGTATCGACGGAACAGGGGTGGATATTGTTGTCCAAGATAATGGAGTAATGTCAGGCCATCCAGAGTTTGAAGACGAACACGGTGAAACTAGATTAATAGAACACGATTGGTACGAAGCTGCTGGCATCGCTGGCACTATGCCTATAGGACACTACGGAGATGTAGGAAATCACGGAACACACGTTGCAGGAGTTGCCGCTGGTAAGACCTACGGTTGGGCAAAAGGTGCAAAAATATATTCCATACAATATAATGCCTTTGCTACAGCATCAGACGCATTTGATTTAATTAAAGCCTGGCATTTAAGAAAACCAGTTGATCCTAAAACTGGATTTAAAAGACCTACTATTGTAAATCAAAGTTGGGGATATAGATGGTATTATAATAATGGTGTGTTTGGCGGAAATCGTACAGCAATTTTTTATAGAGGAGTTGATCGAGGTACTGCCCTAAATACCAGTTGGGGGAATGTGTATTTTGCACACAACTTTACCTATACTCCTGCAGATGTTGATCAACAAGAATTAGAAGCAGCTGGAGTAATTTGTGTAAGAGCTTCAGGAAATTACAGCCATAAAATAGACACAGCAACTGGTCCGGACTGGAACAACTATTATACTTTCAACGTTGATTGGGCAGGCGGAATAGTGAATTCCGGAGACCCAATTTATTATCATCGAGGCGGAAGCCCGTGGAGTGCTAATACAATATTAGTAGCAGACGTAGACAGCTTATCATATGATTCCTCATTAGACCAAGTTACTGCAAGTTCGGAAAGAGGCCCGGGTGTTGATATCTCTGCCCCGGGAATGTGGATTACAAGTTCAACTAACTCAGAGGGATTCGGCGGAGGACAAGACAGTTCATATCCAGGAAATGATGCTTATAAGATTTCTAGAATCAGCGGAACATCTATGTCCGCCCCACAAGTAACTGGAGTGCTAGCATTATTTTTACAATTAAATCCTGGTGCATCAATTGCCGACTGCAAAAAATGGCTAATAAATTTTGGTTCAAAGGCAAACCAACTTTATTCTACAGGTTCAACTACGGACTACGCAGTTAGTAACAGCCTGTTAGGCCAAGCAAATAGGATGCTGTATAATCCCTATGCTAAAGATATTGGATTTGAGCAGCGAGGTAACGGCTTAGAAAACCGTTAATTAATAGATCGTTCCCAGGCTTCTAACTTTTGAATTAATTTATTACGTACTTCGCCAATCCTATTTCTAGTGTCAACGACACCAGAAGATAGTGCAGCACTACCTATAACTTCGATATGGCCGTTATCTAAGGTTCTAATTTCGTTAACTAGTAAATTTAACAAGCCAGTGGCTTCACGTTTTACTGACTCGTTGGTTATTGCTGAAATTTTAGTCTGAAAATCAGCATATTCTTTTTGAAATCTTTCAGATTTTAATAGTGACAGCATTGTCTAACTCCAATATAGTTTCTATTTTAGTGCGTATGAGCTGATTATTTAGTGTGGTTTTTAACCCACTATGTAATTGCTTTGGCAACGAATTTAAATCACACCAGGCAATTGTGTTTGAAGCAGTTGTTAAAAATTCTTGTTCTACTAAACACACGTAAGTACCATATTCAAAACCTCTATCTTCTGATAGATATAATTCTATAGGCAGTATTCTACCTCGTGAGTAATTCAAAAGAAGATCTTCAGCGTCTTCAATTAACACAGTTTTTCTTTGAAATGTAGGAACAGTCCACTTTTGGTCTTCTAAAACCAAAAGTATTCTGCTTGTTTTTTTAGAAAGAAATAGTAATCCAGCACGTTGTTGCATCAAGATACTTATCAAGCATCTAAATTAAAACGCCAATAACCGGCTGCATATTCGCCTTCAAAGGATTTAACCCACTCTAATCCAGTCCAACGATACTGCATTCCTGTTTTAAGATTTTGAAAATATGTTGGAACAAATGCCCCAGAATCTAAAACATTAACATCTGCGGAAGGATCCCAAGCAGTATTCCAAGCAGACCCGTTCCATTGAATAATAGAATTGGCAAGTATAACAGGATCGTTGCCGTCTAGGTTCTTCCAAGCATCCGGCCCATCACTGTTGCCATCATTGGGATTAACATCGTCTAACATTAAGTAACGAGTGTTTACTGGAATATTAGCGATTCCATTAAATGTTCGTTCAGGATTAAAGCTATACGGATCAATAATTGCAGTAATAGCGGCTATTGTATTTGTTGGAACTGTATCAGGATCTAGTGTTACTAATAGGTATGCAGGATCTAATTCATTTATAACAAATGTGCCGGTAATCTCAAACCCGTTTGGTTGGGTAAAATGTATTAAACTTGTACCAGTGTACCCGCCTTGTTGCTCTAATATTGCTTCCCAAGTAACTCTAGTAGTATTAGTCGAGTGTACTTCTAGACTTAGGCTTAACATAGCCTGACGTATATCTAGTATTGACACATCATAGTCATAAGGCTGACCATTTTGACTCTTCATTAATAAGGTTGAATATTGATCATTTGTAACTCTACTTTGATTGCCGCTCGCACCATTGAACACTAAGTCGTTTAACCCTACCAAGTCTCCTGCTTCAGTAAACACGTTGGTAATGATATTTCTAACAATACCAAGTTTCTTAACTTTAGCCGGTGGCGTAATATAAATCGGCATTTCAAATTCGATTGAACAGATGTCAATTTCAGTATCTGCTCCTTGAGGAATTGTTCTTGAACTAAAATTAATTGTTTTTAAATTTAATACAGATAAACTAGTCCAGTCTAGGTAATTATCAGTTGTCTGTATTTCTAAACTTGGATTAAACAATACTA